GATAAGGAAGCCGCCAAAGCTCTCCTCAATGTACTGAAGACAAAGTTCGACGCCTCTCTTGGTGTTGAGCCGAACCTTGGTGATGGGGGACAGCCCCCGTCTGGCCCGTCTGGAGACATCTTCACGTCACGTGAGGAGTACCATGCGGCTCTCGATACGATTCAGTACGAGCAAGACCCGGCCTACCGCCAGAAAGTTGATGCGAAGTTAGAACGCTCCATCAAGGTCTGGTACAAGCAGTAAGAAAAAGTTTGCAGCGGTCCCCTCCTCCTTGCCGCTGCTTCGTGGGGTTGTTTACGCTTCTTAAATGGGCGACAACCCCACACCCCTCCTTCCAAAGTAGCCCCTATTCAGGGGTACTTGTGAAGTGGATTGAATGTGGATCTCTACTACGCATAGCCTCTGACCGTCTCCGGACGACAATCTTTGTGTAACCGCTAGTCCATTCCTCATCTCGCCATTGAGCAAGTCCTAACTCTCAAAAAGGACTCTCAAGAAAATGGCTAATTTTACAGTGTCTCGTCTCGGTCAAGCGAACCTTGGCGGAGATACAGATGCATTGTTTCTCGAAAAGTTTGCGGGCGAAGTTATCACTGCGTACCGTAACGCCGTCAAGTTCGTCCCCCGGCACCGTATGCGGACGATCACCGGTTCTCATTCTGCTAAGTTTCCGATCTTCGGTCACGGCGGAGCTGCATACCACACCCCCGGTACTCAGCTCGTAGGTACGACTGTTCCCCATGCGGACGTCAACATCAACATTGACGGCTTGCTCGTGGCGGATCGCACCATTGCACAGATTGATGAGCTGAAGAACTATTGGGAAGTTCGTTCGTATTACTCGAAGGACGTCGGCACCGCTCTTGCGTTGCAGATGGATTCCCACATTGCTCAGATTGGCGTGAACGCTGCTCGCAGCTCCGCCCTCATCACGGATGACGCCTATCAAGGTGGTTCGGTGATTGAAGACGTGGACCCTGAGGAAACTGATCCTCAGGATGAAGCGAGTGTCTACGCAAAGCTGTTCAATGCTCAGAAGACCATGGACGAGAAGAACGTCCCGGAAGATGGCCGCTGTGCCTTCGTCCGTCCTGATGTGTATCAGGTTCTCATCAAAGGTCTGACTCCGGTTGATGTGGATTACAACCCCGGTGGTAACGGTTCCGTTGCCAAGGGTCGGATCTACAACGTCGCAGGCTTTGAGATCGTGAAGACGAACCAGCTTCCGAACACGAACATCAACTCAGGCCCTACTGCGTATCAGGGAGACTTCACGGACACCGTGGCTCTCTGTATGCACCCGGATGCCGTCGCCACTGTGAAGCTCCTGGATCTCCAGGTTGAATCCGCGTGGAAGATTGAGTATCAGGCGTGGCTGCTTGTTGCGAAGTACGCAGTTGGACACGGGATCTTGCGTCCCGAGTTTGCTGTGGAACTCAGCTCTGCTGCTAGCTAAACCCATCCCTCTAATGCCGGGAGATCACTGAAAAGTGGTCTCTCGGTTTTTTTTCTGAATCTACAGGAGACCCCCTTTGGCTATAGATAATTTAGTTCCCACAACCGAGCTGGAAGCCGTTAATGCGATGCTCGCCATCCTTGGGGAATCCCCGGTCGTTCAAGCGGACATCGACGCTGAGCCCCCGGAAGACGCTGATGTTGAGATGGCTCTCAATGTCATCAGGCTTTACTGTAAGTCCGTCCAGTCTAAAGGATGGCACTTCAATACTGACCGCCTTGTCACTCTCTCCCCGGACATTGATGGAAACATCGACGTCCCCGAGGATGCCCTCCGCATCAAGAAGTCCCTCACCGAAGCACAGCGGGATATGGACATCGCGCACAGACACGGTCAACTGTGGGACCGAGTAAACAACACAGATGAATTTGAAGACGATGTTCAAGTAGACATCGTCAGGGCTCTCGACTTCGAAGAGATGCCCGAGACCGCCCGTGCTTATGTAGTCATCCTCGCAGGGCGCCGTCTCCAGGAACAGAGTATCGGAAACTCAGAGCTGTCCGGCTTTGGTGAGAAGGACGAACAAGCCGCCCTCATCAACCTTACAGATGCTGAAGGTCTCCTTGAAGACACCGATTACCTTGAGAACTTCCCTGATCAACAGATGGTCAACAAGATCCTGCGTGATGTGAGCCGTGAGGTTCAGATGCAGGGATGGAAGTTCAACCTCCGCCGTAACGTCGGTATCGAGCCGAACGATGATGATGAGATTGTAGTCCCCGAAGGCACCTTGGTTGCACGTAAGGCGGACATTGCATCCATGCAGGTCTTCGACATAGCCCACCGTGGCGAGCGTATGTACAACGTCAAGGATGACAGCTATACCTTTGACGCTTCCCTCATGCAGGACGGGACAGCTTACTTGGACATCATCACCTACCTTGAACTGGATGAGTTGCCAGAGGTCGCCCTGAAATACATTCGCATCAAAGCAGCTCGTCAGATCCAGGCTCAGCGCAATCCATCTCAGCCCCCTCAAAACGGCTACACCGACAAGGACGAGTTTGATGCCCGCAAGGCTCTCGTCAATGCAGAAGGTGTCAGTGAAGATTTCAACATCTTCCGGAACATGGATGCAGCCAGAGTCATCTTCAGAAACAACGTATTCGGCAGAGGCAGACTTCGTCCAGGCCTGGGCCGCTAAAGGATCATTTAAATGCCTACCCAAGAGTCGGGCCTTGTAACCCGCACCGTCCCGCGTGTCACAGGTGGCGTCTCGCAGAAGGCAGACATCACCCGTCACCCCAGCAAGGCCCAGGAACTCCTGAATTGCTTACCAACGTACAGCTCCGGTCTCTTACGGAGGCCGGGGTCTAACTACTTTCAGGATCTCGATGGAGACCTGGACATGACCCCTCCCGCAGATGATGTCTTTGTACACACCTACGGACGGGACAGCGAAGAGAAGTATGCGGTTGTTATTTCAGACGGGAAGCTGAAGGTCGTAAACCTTATTGACGGCACGCTTCCTTCCCTGACATCTCCTGATGGACTAGCCTATCTCGCAACGAACAATCCGAATCGGGACTTGAGAGCGATCACTGTTGGTGACACCACATTCATCGTCAACAAGTCCATCACAGTCGAAGCTGACACTGATGAGTCCGCCGAAGATGTCTTTGAGGCCCTCATTTGGATTCGCTTCTTTGAGTATGCAACTCGCTACGGCTTCACTCTGGACGGTACTACATATTCCGCCACTACAAGCCAAACCAATCCATTCGAGTTTACGGGGTTGAACTATGTATTGGCGAACCTTGTCCCCAATGGAACCGATTATGCCTACCTGAGTGTCTCAGGGACACTTGAAGTGGGCGAGACCGTCACGGTTACTGAGACGGTGTCCGGTAAGACCTCTACGTTCGCAGTGCGAGACGACTATGAAGGTGACAACTCTCAGGCTGTTGGCATCCTCAGTGACTTCCTTAACATCTTCTACAACGATCTAACCGGCAACATTGGTGACCTCTCCACCACTAACGGAGGAACGTTCGGTGCAACCCTTATTGGAGACCAAGTCTTCATTCACGGGACGGACAGTACCGCTAGTACGTGGACATTCACCACTACCTCCGGCACAGGAACAGTCACGGCTACGAATGACTCTGTTCGCTCGAACACCTACGAAACGTCAATTTACGATCAGAGCATCCTAACGCTCAGGCGAGTCGATGACGCAGACTTCACCATTCAAGCAGCCGACTCCCTTGGAGCCGAGGCGATTGAAGTATTCAAAGGTGAGGTCCAGACGTTTGAGAGTCTCCCGAAGGTCGGTGTTGACGGATTCAAGATCAAGGTCACAGGAAGCAACGGCAGTAACCTCGATGACTTCTATGTAAAGTTCGCCGCAACCAAGAACGTCTGGGTTGAAACGTTGAAGGGCGGAGAACTCACAACGCTCGATGCATCCACCATGCCCCACATCCTTGTGAGAAATGGAGACGGCTCCTTCACCTTTCAAGAGGCTGAATGGGAGGACCGGCTAGTAGGGGATCTCGTGACGAACCCTTTCCCGTCCTTTGTCGATCATGAGATTCAAGATGTGTTCTTCTACAAGAACCGCCTTGGCTTCGTCTCTGAATCGAACGTCGTCATGTCCCAGGCCGGTGAGTACTTCGATTTCTTCAGGAAGACGGTGACCCAGGTTGTAGACGGGGACTGTATTGACGTGTCCATGAACACGCCTCAGGCCTCTGCTATTCGATGGGCTACCGCTCACGACGAAGGCGGAGTTGTCTTGTGGACCGATCTAGGTCAATCCATTTTCGATGGAACTCCTCTGCTCACTCCTAATACTGCATCCATTAAGGATGTGACGGCCTTCTCCTGTTCGGACGCTGTTAAGCCTGTCCGCCTCGGAAAGAACCTGTACTTTGCAACAGACCGCGTGAACGTCACCGGCCTTAACGAGTTCCGGTCCTCTGATGAAGGAGAGGCTGTCAACAAGAACGCAGTTGATCTCACCTTGGATCTCCCGACGTACATCCAAGGCGCCCCGTTACTCCTTGCTTCTACCGCAAACGCCAACGCGATTGCCTTGGTTGCGTCTGAGGACCCAAGCATTGTCTATGTGCTCCTCCAGGCGTGGCAGGGCGGAGAGAACTCAAAGCTACAGAAGGCCCATGAAGCGTGGTCCAAGTGGCAGTTCGCTGGTGATGTAGTCGGCCTGTCCATCCTGGACACCCGGCTTGTTGCTGTGGTCAAGAGGGGAGCCGTGTTCGTCGTTGAGACGATGAGCCTAGCCCCGGAGACTCTGGATACGACAACGCTGCATCTCGATTGCCTGATGGATCAGACCACAGCAACCCCGAGCTATAACGTCATGGGTAACCACACCACGTGGACTCTTCCTGTGGATCTCGTGGACGTCGTGGACGTGGGCTCGTTGATCGTGGTGAACAAGGCGACCGGTGCTGTCCTAACGACAACCCGGCCCGCCAATAACACCATCCGTGCAACTGGTGATCAATCGGCTGTCCCGGTGTGGATTGGATATACGTTCAATTCCGAATGGGATTGGTCAAAGCTCCGACTCATAGAGGACGCAGGCAACGGAGAAGTTGTAGCCATCACTGATGGACGGCTTCAGATCCGAAGCGTACTCCTCAATTACACCACGACAGGCGGCTTCACTGTATCCGTTACCAAAGGCTCCAGGACGTACGAGTATTCCCCGGAGCTTGATTCTGATAACGAATCAGGAGAGATGCTGTTCCCGGTTCGATCAAAGAACACTAAAGCCACCATAACTGTCGCCAGTGAGACCTGGAAACCTTTCGGCTTCCAATCATTCTCATGGGATGGTTACCTCACACAGAAAACCAAGAGAATATAAATGATCCATATTACCCCGGCGTCCCTTGAGGATGCCTTTGCGATAGCTCCGCGTCTGCGTCAAGCCGACAAGGATGAGCTATTCGCTGTCACCGGTCAGACTAATCCCGATATCGTTCTACAAGACGCCTTCGAGATGTCTGACCGGGTGTGGATCATCAAGTCAGACGGAGAACCTGTTGCCATCTTCGGTGTTGTTACTCATGAACAGGACAACACCGTTGGTATTCCTTGGATGGTAGGCACTGATGAGATTGCGGAGAATGGGATTGCTATTCTCCGCAGCTCTCGCCCTTGGATCTCTAAACTTCTCACAAATTTCTCCCACCTCATCAACTATGTCGATGCTCGTAATGAACTTCACATTAAATGGCTGAAGTGGTGCGGATTCACTTTTACCCACCTTGAACAACAGTACGGATACGAACGTCGCCCCTTCTGGCGATTTGAAAAAATGCGGCAGATGCCAACTTGAATTTCCTCGCACAACTCAGTTTTTCGGTAAGCATTCGTATAAGCCTGACGGTTTCAATTCCACCTGCAAGACCTGTTTAAGGCCAATGCAGAAGGGTTACAACCGCAGATATAGAGACAGAAATGCTCAATCCGATTGGTATAGACAGCGCCAACGGAATCAAATGGTGAAATTAAAGTATGGATTGTCTGCTGATTCCTACATGGCACTCAAATTATCCCAAGATGGGTGTTGCGCTATTTGCAAAGTTTCTGGAAATCTTAGCGTAGACCACAGTCATGTGACTGGAGAGGTTCGCGGCCTCCTTTGTACGAAATGTAATACCGGACTTGGTATGTTTCAGGATTCGATTCAATCTCTTTTAACCGCCGTTGAATATCTCGGCAGAAAGGTAGGGTAGCTATACGCGTGCGCCAAGTGCGATCCTCATTCCCTTAATTGCTACCGCCTCTAGTGGTGCGACCACAGTAGCCGGGACTATT